GTCTACATCCCAGACTTCTGGCTACCCAAGCACGGCCTTTGGGTGGAAGCAAAGGGCAGGTGGACCGGCGCGGGGAGAACCAAGATGTTAGCCGTGTTAAGCGCGGATAATGAAATCACGCTGGATAATTTTAGGATGGTCTTTATGTATGACAACTGGCTTACAAAAAAGCACAACCAAACCTATTCAAAGTGGTGTCAAACCAACGGGATAACGTGCTCAACAGGCGTTGAATTACCAAGGGAGTGGTTACTGTGAGCTATGAGTGGTAAGTGGAAACGGATACCTTTTACTCTCAGCTTGAGTGGGCTAACTAAGGTATTAAATAATCACAACGTAGAGTACGAAATACAATGGAAACGATACAGAGTTTTAATTTATCAGTATTCTGTCCCTAGGTGGTTTTATTTCCCAAAAGCGCAAAGGTATGCAGAGTATTCTGAAAAGTATAAAGAGCGGTACCCCGCGGGAATAGAAGCCTCCCCCTACCAATTCTTAAAAGAAGTAAAGTTAACAAAAAAAGACACGCTAAAAGAAGCGGACCCGGTTATTGAGATTAACATATGAAACATGCAGTGATACCCGATACACAAGTCTTTCCTGGCAGTAAGATAAATCACCTTGTTGCCGCGGGAAAATATCTTAGAAAGCATAAGCCAGATAAGGTTGTACTTATTGGGGACTGGTGGGATATGCCTTCTCTTTCCAGCTACGACAGGCCAGGAGACAAGGGGTGGGAAACGAAAGATGTTCACGCCGACCTAGAAGCTGGCTGGAAAGCAATGCACGACTTCTTAGCCAACACTCGCAGCAGAACCTATAACCCAGAAATACATTACTGTGTTGGCAACCACGAAGACCGGATAAGCAGGGCAGCCGACTCTGCTGGCATGAGGATGCTAAATAAATATCTGTATTTAGAAGAGTTAATTATAGATCCTCTTAAAGAGTTAGATATAAAGACTCATAACTTTTTAACTGTGTTCCAACTAGACGGGATTTGCTACAGCCACTACTTTGTCAACCCAAGTAGCTTGTTATCTAACCCTATTGGTGGTACAATAGAGAACAAGTTGAAAAATCTAGGGCACAGTTTCACGATGGGACATCAGCAACAAAAGCAATCAGGAGAAATATATACATGTACTGGACAACGGAGGCGTGGCTTGGTATGCGGACGTTTTTATCCAGATTATCACCCTTATCTTGGGCCGCAGAAAAACTCTCAATCCTGGAGCGGGTTGATAATGAAGCACGAAGTAAAACAGGGGGACTACGACTTGATGGAGGTCAGTATGTCGTATCTTCTGAAGGGGTATGGATGACTTTAACTGCTGATGAGCTTGTGGAGCTTATAGCGGATCGCTATGATCCAGACTTCATAGTGGAGATTTTAGACATAACTTCCGAGAGATTGCTATACGCTTTCTTGGATGAAGTCATAGAGAACCAAAACAAATTTGACCTGTGGGAGAATGAAGATGAGAACGGAGAGGATGAAACGTCGTGACCCTTACGCAAAAGAACTCAGGGAACCGAAGTATCGACAAAGGATCGTCCCAGATATCAAAAAATACAGCAGGGAAAAAGAAAAAAGAAAGCTCTTTGATGACCAAGAAGAGTACACTATTCCTGGCAACTAGCATTATAGAGGGTGCTCACTACACAGTCACAAGATTAGGTAGGGAGATAGAGGCTGCAAACTTTAAGAATACCTACGCCCGACTGAAGAAACTTTATGAGGAGATCGAATGAATCTTTACCAAGAGTATATCCACCAGTCCAAATACGCTAGATATCGAGATGACTTAGGACGCAGAGAAACTTGGGATGAGACTGTAGACAGGGTTGGGGAGTTTTGGAAAGACCGCATACCTAAAAAACTAAAGGAAGATTTTAAGTTAGCTTTAAACGCTATCCGCAATATGGACATCATGCCTTCTATGCGGGTTATGATGTCCGCGGGTAAAGCTTTGGAAGACCACAACGTAGCGGGGTACAACTGTGCTTATGTCCCCGTGGACGACCCCAAGGTATTCTCCGAGATAGTTTACGTGCTGATGTGTGGCACAGGCGTTGGCTTTTCTGTGGAAAGAGCTTACGTAAATAAACTACCAACCCTGCCGGATAACTTTAACGAAACTGACACTGTTATCTCAGTAAGAGATAGTAAACTAGGCTGGGCCTTTGCCTATAGAGAGTTGATATCCCTTTTGTACGCTGGGCTTGTGCCCTCTTGGGACATGAGCAAAGTCAGACCTGCGGGCAGAAGACTCAAAACTTTCGGAGGAAGAGCTTCTGGCCCAGCACCCTTGAATGACTTATTCCAATACACCGCAGAAACTTTCAAAGGGGCCGCGGGTAGACAACTCACAACTCTGGAGGTGCATGATGTGGTATGTAAAATCGCTGATATCGTGGTTGTTGGAGGTGTTCGTCGTAGTGCTCTTATTAGCCTCAGTAATTTATCTGATGAGCGTCTTCGTGGTGCTAAAGCTGGTCAGTGGTGTAATTCAATTGAAGACGGCGGCGCACCGCAACGACGGCTTGCGAATAATTCTGTTGCGTATACCACTAAACCAGACGTTGATTCGTTTATGTCGGAAATGGTTTCGCTTTATAGAGATAAAAACGGTGAACGAGGCATCTTCAACAGAGCCGCCGCAAAAACAAAATATCTAAACCACCGGAGAGAAGAAAACCACGAATGGGGATGTAACCCGTGCTCTGAAATTCTCCTTAGACCCGCACAATTCTGCAACCTAACTGAAGTAATTGTCAGACCTAGTGATACCTTGGAAAGTTTAAAAGAAAAGATTAAACACGCTACCCTTATAGGAACCCTTCAAGCATCCCTTACCGATTTCAAATTCATCTCTAAAAGGTGGAAGATTAACTGTGAAGAGGAGGCACTGCTTGGGGTATCTTTAACTGGGTGCTGTGACCACCCACTACTTGGAAGCCACAAACTATCCATCGTAAGAAAAGATGAGCTTATCTTTTGGCTAAGAGAGTTAAAAGAGACTGCTATAAAAAACAATGAAGTCTTCTCTAAGACTATAGGGATCAACAAAGCAACGGCTATTACCTGCATTAAACCAAGTGGCACTGTCTCCCAACTTTGCGACACTGCCTCCGGTATCCACCCTCGATTCTCTCCCTATTACGTGCGAAGAGTGAGGAACGACAAAAGAGATCCATTAACTCCTTTCTTGCAGGATGCCGGGATACCTTGGGAAGTTGACCAGGATAACAACGAGAATGTAGTGTTCTCTTTCCCTCATAAAGCTCCCAACAAAAGTGTTTGCGTGGATGACATCGGTGCCGTAGAGCAACTCGAAACTTGGCAACTATACAACGACTATTACACTGAGCATAAACCCTCTATTACGGTTTATTACAGGGAAGAAGAGTTCTTGAACGTGTGTAGCTACGTGTGGAATAACTTCGATACTATGAGTGGGACAGCCTTTCTGCCTAAAAGTGACCACGCCTACAAGCAAGCTCCTTATGAGGAAATAAGCAAGGAGACTTACCTTTCGTTAAACGAAACCATGCCTGGGAAAATTGAATGGGAGAAATTAATAGATTATGAAAACGAAGACAACACTACCGTACAGCCTGAGTTGGCCTGCAGTGCAAATAACTGTGAGCTATAACACCGGCTTCAACTGGAAGATGGGCAAGATAAAGGAGTTGCAACGCGAAGAGGTGCGCTCAAAGAAGAGACAAATTAAAACATTGGAGAGAGAAATAGGCCGACTGGAGAAGTCATTAAAGGAAGATTCAAAGGTATAAATACTACAAAAAACACCCGCCAAAAAGCGGGTGAATGAGAGGTCCGATTAATCGGCTTCACCACAAATAGCTGCTACAGATTTATTGTGCCGCACGATTTTCCGCTTATCTTCTAAAGCCATACTTGAAATGCTTTCTTCGGTAAGATAAATAGCCTTGGTGAATTCACAGTCTTTGGTGAGCACTTCAACTTTTTCGGCAGAGGCAGCGCGGTAAGACCAGAACGCAGAGGCGGCATTAACGCCCCCTAGGGCGAGTTCTGGCAGGATCGCGCAGCCCAGCGTCAAGCTCAGTATCATCGTACTCAGCAACATCCTTGCGCACTTGCTCAACAAGTTGGTGAATACTCCGCCTTTGACGATTGGTTTCTGCTTGGGTAGCTGTCCGCTCCCATCTGCGCCCTAGCCAAACGGCGGCGGCCAGGAGGAGGGTGACCCATACTAGATTGATATGGACTCGTCCGTCACGAATCTCAGCACCAGATTCACAACACCCATGACCGCTACGATAGTCTCGGCCTGTACCTCTGCTGTCAGAATATTCGTAACGCCCGCGGCTTCAAGAATCACTGCGAGCACGGCCAAGCCGTTCGCCCAAACTGTTTTACTTTTGTACCATTTCTTCATAATTTGCTCCTTTAAATAGAGAAAGACGAACCGCACCCGCAGGTCGTAGTTACATTCGGATTACTGATTTCAAAATGACAGGATTCAAAGCTCTCCTTGTAATCTATTTTAGCCCCGTTTAAGTACTGGGCACTGATAGGATCTACCACAAGCTTGACCCCTTGATTCTCGACTACCAAGTCACCTTCCTCTTCCTGCTCATCCAAAGTAAATCCGTATTTAAATCCAGAACACCCCCCACCTGATACAAGAACACGCAGATTTAGATTACCGTCTTTCTCATTATTGTAATCTGGGTCTATCTCTAGAATTTCTTTCACTTTTAAAGCTGCGGCATCCGCAAAGATAATCATTACTGTGCATTCTCCTTTTAAATAGAGCAGTGAAAATTTGACAAACTTACTACTGTATGCCCTTTATAACCTTTGGCTTCAAGCTTGTCTACAAGGCGTTTAGCTTCCAGGATTTCTGCTTTGCGTGCTTCATAATGTGCCCTAGTAATTATATTATTCTTGAGAAGATTATTTAAGAATAGTCTCCATTGGCCCATTAAAACATTTCTTTTATCGGAGGGCACCAAAACTTCTGCAAACTCAAGGACATTTGTACACTTTGATAGTGACCAAGGGGAGACAGCAGCCGTTTCACCCGGTACAAACAACAACAGCAATAACAAGACTATCCTCACGCAGAGAAGACCTCGTACCACCACCCTGTACAGATATACTTGACACCTACCAAAGGGGGGTTACCTCTGTGCTGCCACGGCCAAGCGGCGGGCCAAATAGCCAACCTACCAGCCTTTGGTTGTATCCTCATAGTTTGGTTTAAGAATTCCGTTTCCCCTCCCTCCGTTATATCGTTCATGTACAAAGACCAGACTAGCCTTCTGGCCGACCCCGCTGCTACTCCACCCTGCTCACTATGCCAAACGTGATAACCCCCTCCGGGTTCTGTCCTTTGCATTTTAACATTATAACCTTGGAGTTTAAGTTCTTTCCCACCTGGAAATAATTCTAAATAATCATTGAGATAAGATTGAATACTATTATGTATCTCCCCGGCTAATTGAGGGGAGTGGTCTTCAATCATTATTGATTGGTCTTTTCTGCCAAGAGAAGT